TAACAGATTCAGGGACAGGCACAGGAGCAACAGGTGGATTTAATATTGGTAGACATATTAGATTCAATAGTGCTAATAAACCTAGAACAGTAGAATTTAGTTTACCAAACAATATCAATTCTTCACTGACCTTTGAGGTAATTAGAGGTAATGATATCAATGGTGGGGAAGATCCCGATACTGTTGCCGAGAGTTTAAACTTAGAGTATTATGATGGAAGTTCGTGGACTTCTATTGATACTGTAGTAGCGCATAATGACGCTACATTTAATGCTTTAAAATCTGTAGAGATTACAATTCCTTCTGTAGCGAGAACAGCAGGTACACAATTTAGATTAATACAACTAGATCATAGTGGAAACGATTGGGATCACTATGGATTAAAATCAGTAACATATACACATACAACAACTCCAGTATTACCAACAATAAATTTTGGTAATATTTCAGATATCAATGCCACACTAGAAGATTACGGCAGAGTTGTTTATGTAACTAATGTAGAATCTTTCGGATTTGTTAAAGTTGTTAGTGAAGCGTCTTGGAAGGCGACTAGCACTTACGAAGGTAGAGGCATTGCGTTTACCTTTGGTAGACAGACTTCACCAGCAGTATACGGTTATATCGTTGACGGAAAAGTCAAGGGTCTTAGTGGTACAAGCACAGAGGTATTTTCTCCGAAGCACAATGGTGTTGGAAGTACCTCTGTACTTGGACAATCGCCTATCGGTATTGGTGTTGGCATATTTGGTTCTGGTACTCTATTTACGATTGCAAGTACAGACGATGCATTCGTATCAACATGGACTAGTAGCGGATATATTAGCAAGGTTACAGGTACTGCAAGAGATATTACTCTTGTACATGAAACAGGATTTGGAGATCTATTCACCCTATCTAATGGACAGCAACGCGCTACAAATGCGTTCGTTGGATCTGGTGGACTTAAACTGGTTAGCAGAAAACCAGAACTTCCCGAACTATCAGACGAAAAACATACAGAAAGATACATCAATGATAGTATCATTGAATTCTCTAAGGCAGACTATGGTTATCTAACTATATGTCATCCAAGTGATATTGAAGATGTATCAGGAACATTATCCGGAACATCTTCTGGATGTATTGTACGTGTAGGATCAACTGCAAGTATTGATCCAGGAACAACTTATGGTGTAAGTCTAGGTGCTAATGCTCCTAGTAACTTTATTGACTATGGTCTAATATCAGAACCTGCTTCACCACAGGTAGACTTTGGTAATATCTTAATTACTAGCAATCTTATTCCGTTTGGATTGTTCCATCTTGATCCAGAAAATGGAGCGCAGTTTGCGTTTAATCCAACTTGGACAAGTAGAGGATACATCAGTAAACTTACTGGTGAAGCTAGTGTTCCTCTGGATGTATCCGTATTTGGTAAAGGAACCATCAGGAAACTTGGTGGTGATTCTATTACCAACTTTGCTCTGTTGCAACCAGGTGATGGTTTATTCGGATTCCGTAGTGATACTGAGATTGGTATTACTGCTGGAATTACCGGAACAGGATTTATTCCAACTCTTAGTGGCGTTGCAGAATCCGTTACCTTTAATCCAGAAGAAAAAGATTTATTGTTCTCTCTTATTGGAGAGGCAACATTCTCCTTTAATCCCAACTGGATTGGTAGTGGTGTTCTATTCACTCTACAAACTGCAGTTGAGAAAACTGTATATGACTATGTTGGATCTGGAAGAATCTTCGGATTTAATAATCTTGAAGAGAAGAAAGTATACGATTACAACTGCAGTTCTATCGTTCCTTTCCCAGAGAACGACTATGGATTTATTATCAACACAGGAGCAATTGCATGTGTTGATGTTGACGGTGTTATTTCTGCGAGTGAAACAACAACGTCTGGATGTATCAAGGTACTTAATACACTAACGATTGATCAAGGTGTTACTTATTCTGTAAGACCTCAAAATACTATTGCATCTAATGTCTTAGATTATGGATTAACTTCAGAGAACGCAGCTCCTCTTGCAGACTTTGGAGATATTCTTGGTACTCCACGTCTCGGAATGCCTGGATGTATTTACGGTCATATTGATATTACAGGTGCATCTGTTAATAGTCTTGCACCTAACTGGATATCTCGGGGTGGCATTAGTATCTTCGGTGAAGGTAGAGTTCCTCTTGATGTCACTGTATTTGGTTCAGGAAACATCAAAGCACTTGGTGGTGATTCTATTACCAACTTCAGTCTACTACAACCAGGTGATGGTTTATTCGGATTCCGTAGTGAATCTCAGATTGGAATTGGTGTTGGTATATTTGGCGATGGATTTATCCCGACTCTCAGTGGTGCTGCAGATTCGGTTACCTTCAACCCAGACGAAAGAGATCTTTTATTCTCCTTTACTGGAGAAGCAACGTTTGCATTCAATCCCAACTGGATTGGTAGTGGTGTTCTATTCACGCTACAAACTGCAGTTGAAAGAACTGTATATGATTACGTTGGTTCTGGTGGACTCTTTGGATTTAACAACCTTGAGGAAGTCAAGGTTTACAGTTACAACTGTAGTTCTATTGCACCATTTACCGAACCAGATTACGGATTTATTATTGATCCAAATGCAGTTTCTTGTGTTGATGTTGACGGTGTTATTTCTACAGATACCACATCTGCAACTGGATGCACCAAGGTACTCAATTCGTTAGCAGTTGATCCTGGTGTTACTTACACCATTACTCCACAATACACAGTTCCATCTTCTACTCTGGATTATGGATTTGTTGCAGAGAATGCTTCACCTCTGGTTGATCATGGTCATATTCTTGGAACTCCAAGACAAGGATTACCTGCATGTATCTACGGTCAGATTGATATCTTTGGAGTTAGTGATGTTAAATTCACTCCAAATTATAATGGTCGTGGATTTATTGATATTAGTGGTGTTGCAATCTCCCCACTATTTGCTAGTGAAATTGGTAGTGGTCAGATCAAACTTGGCGGAAATTCCAAGACTAACTTCAGTCTACTACAACCAGGTGATGGTTTATTCGGATTCCGTAGTGATACTGAAATTGGTATTACCGTTGGTATTAAGGGAACAGGAACTTTATTTGGATATACAGGAACAGCAGAGTCTACTACTTCAGTTCCTCCTACCGAAGAACCAATTTTCACATTCGTTGGAACATCTGGAGATCCTGCAATCCTTCTTGCACACGAAGGCACCGGTTCTCTATTCGCAATTAGTGGTGGAGATCTTAGAGTTCAGTATGCATATGAGACTACTGGTTCTATTACTCTATGTTCCAAGAAACCAGAACTCAGTGAACTTTCAGAAGAGAAGCATACTGAAGTTTACAGTATGGATCTCTGTAGAGATGAACCTGAACTTGATTATGGAAGAATCGTTGATCTTTCTGCAAATAGTGTATGTCTTGATGTTGATGGAGTTGTCTCTACAAATACCACATCGTCTTCTGGATGCACAAAGGTAACTCTAGGATCTACATTATCAATTGATCCTGGAGTAACTTATACATTAACTGCATTTACAACTGTACCAACAGTATTCGCAGACTATCAAGATGTATCAGATCCACAAGATGGACTGACAGATTACGGACATATTCTTGATACTACTGGTCTTGTCTGTCCGTTCGGTCAACTTGATTCACTCAAGGGTACACTGGTTGAGAAGTATTCTCGCGACACTTCTCTCTTTACCGAGAGTACAGTTATCAAGATTGTTGGAGAAGCATTCATTGTTGTTCCTCCACAATGGAACAATATATCTCCACCGATTCTTGTTCGCAATGCAGCGATTCCATTATTCAGTCTACGAACATTTGGTGGTGGATCTCTATTCGGATTCGGTGGTGCTACAGAAAGCAGAAGATACTCACCAGACGAAGTACAACTTCTATTCAAAGTATCTCCTGGTCCATTCAGCAGATTTGTTACTTACGACTGGCAACCTTCTTGGGTATCTCAAGGTACAATTCCAGTTTCTGGAATTGCAGAAACTCCAAGGGCAAGAATATTTACAGGATTTGGTTCACTATTCGGAATCAATGGTGCAGCGGAAGCAGTATCATTCAATCCACCAGATATTACCACAGACATCAAACTATCTGGTGTTCTCACAGAAAGCTTTACTATTCCATACACAGGAACAGGAAGTCTATTCACTGTTAATAATCTGGTTGAACGTGTACTTGTTCATCACTTTGTATTTGGAACTATCAACGTTTCTGGTGTTGCTGCAACTCCAAGAGCAAGAGACTTTATTGGATCTGGTGCTATCTTCTCTAACGGAATTAGTTCCGAAGCGATTACCAGAAAACTTCCAGAGTTTACAGCACATATCAAACTTGGTGGTACATCCGAAGAAGTATTCTCCGCCAATCCACCAGAAGAAGGTACTGAAATCAGACTATCTGGAGATACAACTCCTCAAATCCTTACATTTGCAGAGCAACCATTTGGAGTTATTCCTGTCAGTGGTATTGCCAAGACACATTATGTTCCAAGTGTTGTTGGTACTGGTACATTCAGGAAGTTCTCTGGTGCATCCGAATCTCTCACTGTCAACCCAGACGAGAGGCAAATGCTCTTCTCCTTTACAGGAGAAGGAAGCGAGACTCATACCGAGAATTACTTCGGTATTCAGAAGACAATCAGAATTCGCAGAGGTGCGCTATCTGACTTTGAGACCTTTGATTGGCAACCATCTTGGGTTGTTACTGGTACTATCCCAGTTAGTGGTGAAGCAAAAACAAACTTCAGTCTACTACACAATGGTTCTGGTTCACTCAAAACACTCTCCGGATCTGCAGAATCTCTTACTGTCAATCCAGAAGAGAGACAGATGCTCTTCTCGTTTACCGGAACGAGAATTGCAGAGACTACATCTATTGTTGAATTTAGTACTGGTTCTCTATTCGGAATTGGTGGTCTATCAGAATCCTTCACTGCATCGCCAGAACTACAAGCTGACCTAAGAGTTTCTGGTGTTGTATTTGTACGATATGTTCCCAATAACATTGGATCGGGTAACATCTTCGCCATTAATGGTGTTGCAGAATCTGTAACGTTTAATCCAGATGAACGTCAGATGCTCTTCTCCTTCATTGGGGAAGCATCAGAATCCTTCAGTGTTGCTGAGATCAAACAAGTTGAGATTGATATCACTGGAGATGGTGAAGAAATCTTCTCTGCAGTATATACAGGTTCTGGTTCTACTCAAATTTCTGGTGTTGTTACAGAGAAATTTGTTCCGAACAACATTGGATCTGGTAATATCTTTGCTCTTGCAGGTAGTGCTGAATCTATTACCTTTAACCCAGACGAGAAGCAAATGCTCTTCTCCTTTACAGGAGAAGGTACAGAAAGAATTCTTGTCAGAGAAATCAGTCAAGGTGGAACATTTACATTCTCTGGTACATCTGGAGATCCATTACTTACATTCGCAGAACAACCATTTGTTCAGACGAAGATCAGTGGCAAGGTATTCTTCACCACTCATCGCAGTATTATTGGTACTGGTTCACTCTTCGGATTTGGTGGAGTATCAGAATCTACTGGAGTTGTACCGCAGACAGAACAAGTTCTGTTCAAGGTCTCTGGAGATTCTATCAACAAAATCTCCGTACTACATATTGGTTCTGGTTCACTCAGAAAACTATCGGGATCTGCAGAATCGGTTACCTTCAATCCAGACGAGAGGCAAATGCTCTTCTCGTTCATTGGTGCGGGAACAGAAAATACAACTGCAAGAGAAGTCAGTCAGGGTGGACTATTCAAGGCATCCGGAGAAGCTGGTGTTCTTGTCAGATTTGCACATACTGGAGAAGGAACAATTCCTCTCAGTGGAAATGCAACTACTACAAGAGCAAGAGATTTTGTTGGGTTTGGTATTATCCCAACTCTATCTGGTGCAGCAGAATCTCTCACTGTCAACCCAGACGAGAGACAAATGCTCTTCTCGTTTGCGGGAGAAAGAATATCAGAAAAAATTACCGCAAGAGAACTTGGTACTCCTGGCAAATTTACACTTCAAGGAACATCCGGAGATCCATTACTTACATTCTCTGAGCAACCATTCGTTAAAATTAACGTTAATGGTATTAGTACGAGTATCAGATCCCGTGCTTATGCCGGATCTGGAACGTTGTTCGGATTTATTAATGGAGATGAGGCATTTGCACGTGCTCCTTATATTGCAAGTGGTTCAATCGCAATTAGTGGATTTGGAATTGTACAAGTTGAGTTGTTCCAACCACCTCGCACATATGTTTGGATGATTTAATTCTATAAATAGATCATAGAAAAACTGTGCGCTAATAATGACCACTCAGGTACAATTTAGAAAGGGCACAACTTCCGAACACGCACTATTTACAGGTGCGTTAGCTGAACTTACGGTAGATACCGATAAAAAAACAGCGGTTGTACATGATGGTAGTGATATTGGGGGGTTTGAACTCCAACGAACGAGATGGGAAGTTGTCAATACAGATACAAGTTTATCATGCGGACTTAGATGGTTAATTGATACTAGTGCAAGTGCGCTATCATTAACTATGCCATTTGAATCAGCGGGAGTTGTTCCTCACGTTGGTGATGTGCTGGAACTAGTTGATTTTAAAGCAACATGGGCTATAAATAATGTCACGCTAACAGCCAGTAATGGACAGCTATTTTTGAATAAATTTGGAAATACCGATAGCGTATTTGTTTTAGATGTTGCTGGTTTATATGTTCAGTTTATCTGGGACGGAATTTACTGGAGGATCTTAGCATGAGTTTATATCTTAGTGCAAGTACTGCAACACAAGAACAAAATGTTGCAAATTCAAATGACTTTACCGTACACGCTCTGAGAAGAGATAAGGACGGTATGCTTCATTATACTAATGCGAGATCAACTGAAGACGTAGTTTACGATTTTCATAGAACTGATGGAGAAGAATATAAAGATTTTCTCCAAGGAACTGAATATGTGGATGCGACACCTAATGTTGCAAGACAATATTCAAATGATACCGATGATAAATACCAACAGTTCAGGTTTGATTTCAGACGCTTGACATATTTCATTGATGATGATGGTTACTTAGTTGCAAGACTAAATAAATCATATGATCATAACACTCAAGGACCTAAGTAAGGATTTAAAAAATGGCAGATTTTAGACTCGGCAGACTGAAGTTTAAGTGGCGCGGTGATTGGACGGCGAGCACTGCTTATGTCATTGACGATATTGTCAAGTACGGTGCAAACGCATATGTCTGTACCACCAATCACACTTCCGCAAATACGGAAACTAGTTTTTATTCTTCCGATCTAGGAAATTGGGATCTTCAAACAGAAGGTCTTAGAAATCGTGGAGAATATCAAACCACTAGTGTTTGGTATGCATTAAACGATCTTGTCAAATATGGCAATACTGTATATCGTTGTACTACAGCACATACTGGTCCCGCAAGTTTTGACTTCACTAAATTTGAAGCCTATTCTGAAGGTCTAAATTTTGAAGATACTTGGTCCTCTGCAACTGTCTATCAAAAAGGTGACATTGTAACCTTTGGTGGTTACACATATACAGCACAACAAAATTCTACTAACGTAGCACCAAATACGGATGAACTTTATTGGAAAGTTCTTTCAACTGGTTTCTCACCACAAGGTGATTTTGACAGCAATGAAGTATACGAACCAGGAAATCTTGTCAAGTATGGTGGTAATGCTTACTCATGTAAACTTACTACAACTCCCGAGTCTTACACTATCGCCACTATCAGTGGTGATGGCAGTGAAGTAACAGTTGTATTTGATGCTGCTCAACCTGCCGCACCATTTGGTGTTGGTGATTTAGTAACACTTTCCGGAACATCTGCTGCTCAATACAATACATCATTCCGCGTTAAGTTATCTACGACTACCGGATTTACGATTGAAAGTACTGAGACTGCTGGTGCTACTGGCGGTACTATTGCTTATATCCCATATCCAACTAATACAAGATTCTGGGATCTAGTTCTTGAGGGTCTAAACTGGAACGCTGCATGGAATAATGGTGCAGTTTATCAACTAGGTGATGTCGTTAACAGAAACGGTAACTCTTACGTTTGTATTAGATCTAACACTACTGGTGCAACAACTGCTCCGGAACTTGATACTACTGCAGTTTATTGGAACTACGTCTCTCAAGGTGGTGACGCTGCTCAGGTACTACAAGAGACTGGTGACCTTCTGTATCAGTCTGCATCTGGTATTAACAGAATTGCATTGCCAGCAAACCCAAATACTGCAACTGCAGCAGAACTTAAAGAAGCAAGCGGTCAGATTCTGACTGTTGGAGGTTCACCTATTCTACCAAGATGGGAATCTAATAATGTATCAAATGCTGTTTACTACGTAACCAAAGAAGGTTCCGATTCAAATAGCGGCAGATCAATCTCTAGAGCATTTGGTAGTTTACGTTATGCTTGTGATACTATTGCTACTTTAACTGGTGCAGACGCACCCAGTGCAACAAATCCTATTGCAATTTACCTCAAAGCAGGTGTCTACGAAGAAACTCTCCCGATTGTAGTTCCTGATCACGTTTCTTTGGTTGGTGATAACCTAAGAACTTCAAAAGTTAAACCAAAATCAGGTTTTAATTCTACTACTCAAAATCTAGTTCTTTCCCAAGCAGCAGATTCTTTCCAATATGGAGATGTTGTTTCCAACTCAGCTGGAACTAAGACTGCTAGAATTTTAGAGTCTCAAGCAAATACTATTACTGTTCAGCAAGTTACTGGTGGTACTTGGAATACAGCAGACAAATGGACAAACACTGTTTCTAATTCGTCTGCTGATGCTGCAAATCTTCTAACTGCAAACAAAACTTTCCTTGCTCACGAAGCATACTACAAATTTACTGCAGATCAAAGTGCAAGTCCTACTGGTGCTGGTGCTGATGTCCGCACAAGATTGGAAGAGTTTGTTGTAGAACTTGCTGCTCAAGTAAGATCTGGTGGTAATGATAGAGTTCATGCTTTCGCAACTGCTGTTATTGGTGGTGGTGCTGATGCTATTACTACGGTTGCCGCAGAAGATCAAGTTCTATTAGGTATCATCAAAGATGCTGGAATTAAAGTAGTTAATAATGAAACAGTAGGAGGGGCAACTGGTAATGTAATTAATCAAGTAGTTGATAATACAATTACTAATGATCCTGGAAATTGTGCAACTCAAACTGCTGCAATCGGAACTCTTTGCGATATGTCAATTGCTGGAATCAATAATGGTTCCATGTTAGTAGCATCTAATGATGATGCATACAAGTCTATCACGACTGCTGCTGGTATTCCTAACCAGGAAGCCACGATGTTCTTCCTGTCTACTGCAAATACCATTAAAGATATGGTATTTGAAGGCATGTCTGGATTTGTTCCTTATGCTCCAGATGATAAGAACACAGATCATGGAACTCTTAAAGGTGTATACTTCAGACTTAATCCAAATTCACCGATTACTAAGTCACCTTATGTTCAAAACTGTGCCGCAATTGGTGGTGCTGCTGTAGGTGTTGTACTTGATGGTGGTACTCACGAACACTTTGATAACACCTCAACTAAGTCAAACAAGTCAATGGTGTTTGACTCCTATACCCAAATCCTTGATGGTGGTATTGGTTTCTATGTAACTAGAGGTGCTGCAACTGAGATTGTATCTTGCTTCACGTATTATAATCACATTTCATACACCTCTACAAGAGGTGGTAGAATTCGTGGTGTTTCTGGTAACTCTTCTTATGGTAAGTATGGTGCAGTTGCTAGAGGATTTGATGCCAATGAAGTTACCGTTGATGGTAAAGTCAAAGGTGGTCGTCTAGAAATTAATCCTGCTGCTGCTAAAGATGGCGGATTTACTCCGGGCGAAAGAATCATTGGTGGTACTTCGGGTGCAGTTGCTGAGTTGATCAGCGATCAGTCACCTTCAGGTTACCTTTACTACTTCCCAATTACAGGAACCTTTGTACAAGGTGAAGTAATTACAGGACAACTTTCATCTGCATATATTACCCTCGTTAATAATACTGATGCGGTTACCGGACAAAAAGGTTTTGTTCTTACGGTTGTTGATCTTACATATGCTCCGGACCAGGGTGGTTCTGTTGAACTGCAGGATAATGGGGTTAATGATGACTCTGGTTCATACGTTATCTCCAACTCCAGCTATACTGCTCCAGATGGTAGAGGTTCTCTAACAGTCAACAGAGGCGCTCTAGGATCAACTGCAGCAACGCATAATGGTACTACTAGTGTAACACACTACCCAGAAAATGCAACTGCTACAGCAACCACTTTGAGTGGTGCTATCAACTCTACCTCAACCGGTACTGAGCAAGCACCATATATCATGGGTGTTGCAAGCGTTACTGGAATGATTGCAAACGGTTATGTTGTTGTTAACCAGGAACTCTTCAAGGTTGTAGCAATTGTCGCTGCAGACCAAATTGAAGTTGCTAGGGCACAAGATGGAACTGTTGCACAAAACCACGCACAAGGTGATGCAGTAACCATTTATCAAACTAAGGTTACTTCACAAGATGAACTAATTGAAGATGCTACAGATGTACAAACTTTCCTACGCATCAAACGTGCGGATCTCAACTTTGAAGCAAATGATTATATTAAAGTTGATGATGAATTCTTCCTTGTCTCTGCAGTAACTGCTGATACTACTGGTATTACTACTTTACTATTTGCTGACGAGAAAGTAATTGCTGCTGGCGATGGTCAAGACTTCAAGATTCGTTATCGTTATTCTCAAGTTAGATTAACTGCACACGATTTCCTAGACGTTGGTACTGGAAGCAAAGCGAATACAAATTGGCCTGGTCTTCCCTTATCACCAAATGTTCCTTCACAGGAAACTGACGAATCACGTCCTGGTCGTGTTTACTACGTATCTACTGACCAAGATGGTAACTTCGCAGTTGGTAAGTACTTTAAAGTTGAACAGGCAACTGGTAAAGCAACTCTAGATGCTTCTGCGTTTGACCTATCTGGTCTATCAAGTTTGAGACTTGGTTCTATCGGTGCTCAGTTGGGTGCTGCTATTAACGAATTCTCAACTGATGGCACGATGGCGCAGAACAGTAACGAGAAAGTTCCTACTCAGGCAGCAGTCGTTACTTATGTCAGCACACTGAATTCAGTTAGTTCTGACTTTACAGTTGGAGGAAACTTAACTGTTAAAGGAACTACAACTTCGGTTAATTCCGTTACTGTTACTTCCAAAGATCGTAACATTGAACTCGGTACAGTTGCTTCTGGTAGTTTTACTGGTGATATCAGTGCCGGTTCAACTGACATCACGAATGTAAGTGATACCACTAACCTAGCACCTGGTGTTGCTGTTGGAGTAACGTCCGGTGGCGGTACAGTCACTATGTCTGGTACATATACAGTTTCTGCTGTTAACGGAAGTACCGTTACATTAAGTGCTGTGTTCCAAGGTAGTGGTAGTGCAACTGGTACTGTATTCAGTGCTGGTGGACCTTCCGATATTACTGGAGACGGTGGTGGTATTACCGTAAAAGCTGGTAACGATAAGACTATTTCTTGGTCAGCATCCGGTGATAAGTGGATTCTTTCGGAGCATGTTGATATTGCTGCTTCTAAGGAATATCACGTTAACGGAACTTCGGTTCTAACTGAAACTACAGTACTGGGTGTATCATTTGACAATGATGTTACTCTTGCTGGTGACTCTGCTGATGATATATCAGTTCCAACTCAGTTGGCAGTTAAAACATATGTTGATGCAGGCATAGCTGAAATAACCGCTATTGGTTATTTTATTGCCGCAATGTAATTATAAATAACCATAACACCATAAGCAAGATCTAACAAGGAGCATTAACATGGCGTCAGGAGTATATGCAAAGGTGGACGTTGCGTCCGCCTCAACTTGGGAAACTTTAGTTCCCGTAGCAAGTACAGGTAAAACAAAAGTATGTACAGTAAATGTATGTAATAGAACTTCAAGTAATATTACTATCAGACTTGCATTAGCAGCTACCACAACTGTAGCAGATGCTGATCATATTGAATATGGTGTTACTTTACCAGCAAACGGTGTTCTTGAAAGAACAGGTATTGTTGTTGATGCAACAAACGCCGTTCAAATTTGGTCATCTGCAACTGGAATTTCTGCAGTAGCATACGGTATTGACGGAAACGCTTGATAATTCTGAACAGTTACTATAATAGGACAAATTAATGGCTCGCAAGTTAACAACCGCAACGGTTGCATCCCAACAAAAAACGATAAATCCTTATTCACAACCGTGTTTCACGACTTATGCTTTAAACCATTCTCATGGTGGGGGTTATTATCAATACGACCATAATTTTAATATTGTGGCGGCGGATTTTGGTACAGGAGACAGCAGTGGTTATGGGTCATGGAGAACTTATACAACATCTGCTACTGAATTTTTTGAATCCAGTAGCAGTTATAATAGTACCCAAACAAATTCATCTGCATCTTCCAATGGTGGTTGGAATTGTTGCCATACTCCTATGGTAGGATATTTGGGACATATGTCTCATAGTTCTTCTGGTTCTGCTGCTGGCAACATGGGCGGTTGGGTCATGGCTGGTCGCGATAATGGAACAAGTTATAGAGCTTACGGTTTTAGAGATGTTTGTCCTATTGTAAATGAAACACATCAAGATTATGCAATTTTCAGCACTGAAAGTGGGAATACTGCACCGAACTTAATGTTCTTGAAGAGATCTGCAACTGAATATTATAATATGAAGTTTAATGGTAGGTATTCACAGCAGACTGTCATACCTAGAAATTATACCAATAGAGATGGTAGTACAGAGAATTTCTATGCAACTCATGGCGGTTGTTGCTACAACAAAAAAACAAATAAGTTTCTAGTGATGTTTACCACTAGTACTGGTCGGTTCAAACCCGTTGTTTATAACAACGTTCCTGATTTGCGAGAGTTTTCACATGCAAACTCTAAAGCATATGCCCAATCAATGAGTGCTCAGAACGAGGGAAATAGTGATAGCAGTCTTCACAATTTCTTTAGTAACTCTGCAAACGTTACTGAGTATCAACAGATAGAAACTAATACTGCTTATAATAATTACTCTGGTAATAACGAAGCTAGATATAGACCAATTCCATTCTTATGTGATAATGGAGATATTGTAGTATTCGTTCAGACTCCAAGTAGTGGAGCTCACTGGTACAGATGGAAAGGATCAGATCAACAACATGATCAGAGACAGACTGACGGTCAACTCTCTCAAAATGGACACCACCATCATAATTATACTTGGACTACCTCGTATGGTTACGAGCAAGGCAGACAGTTTGGATCTAGATGGCAAGTTTCAAGTGATGGTAAGTTTGCTTGGGCATACTGTCCTTCATATTATTATGGAGCAGGTGTTTATATGATGATGATCAGAATTTCTGACGGAAAACTTCTCAGGTATCAAATCAATGATAGTGGTGATGGAAGACATCCTTTCCCGATTGGACCAAACTCACTGGGTTGGGGTAAAACGGCGAATGGTGATGGTGGCGCTGGAATGAGAATTGGATCAATTGATCTTAAATACGAAATGGATAAACGCACTTACGGAGAAGAATTATCATTGGATGGTACTATTATGACATATGCCTTTGAATGCGGTCCTTATAGTACAACTTATCCATGTATAATTCCAGCAAAATATGATACTTCATTATTTTGCTCAGAACCAAACATGCCTAACATTTCGGAGTTATAAAAAATGTCATTTATTGTATATAACAAATTAGATAACCATGCTATTGGTGTGTATGACACCGAACTAGAAGCACAAAATAATACAGGTGCAGGTGATCACGCACTAGCAATTATTGAATACGAATGGAAAGAAACTGATTATCTTGTTTCCATAAAGTTAAATGCTGATGGTGTCACACTCTCAAATAAATTTCCTGGTAAAACCATTGAAGAGCAAAAAAGTTTAATTGAAGATGAAGATGCATCTAAACGTTTTACAACCCAAGTAGCATTTAAGACAGAAAAAATTAAAATGTCTGCTGCTGATGCGATCAGAGAATTAAAATGGAAACTAACTAGAGCAAAAGATAATGATTTAGTTAATGGTAACTCTGATAGTACAACAGCAGTACTTGCAGAAATAAATGCTATTAGAATTAAATCTAATGAGGCAGAAGTTTTATTAGGTACTTTAACTACAGAAGAAGATGTAGTAGCATTTAATGTTAAAGAACAATTCAACTAAATAAGTTAGATTGAGACCGTAAAAAATTCTGAGTAACACAAATGGCAAGAAGTATCACAACAAGACCTGCAACGGTAAAATCAAAAGTTCAAGATCCATATCAACAACCATGTTTTGCGGTTTATGCCATGGAACATAGTGTACATGGTGGTGGATGGATTCTTTTTGATCATAACATAGAACCGATTGCAAAATATGTGGGTGATGGAAACTATCACCATAATCAATTTAGAACATATACTTCTTATTCTCCTGAATTTTTTAATAATTTTGCTAGTAGTCAGTATATGGAAACTACTAGTCATGCAAGTTCTTCTGGAGATCGTGGTTCAAATACATGTAATGTTGGTTACTTAGGACACCAAGGACACCTTAGTGTTACTGAGTATGCTAAAACTTCAGGTTATTTAAGAGGTTGGCCTGCAGCGCAAAGTTATACACCATATGGTTTTAGAGATGTTAATTGCATTGTAGGTGATATTAATCAAGATTGGGCATGGTTCTCTAACAGAGAGGGAGCTGGTGGTACTACAAGAATGCATTTCGGTCAAAGAAATACGGTAAAATATTATAATTTGTGGCAGAGAGAAGGATCTAATTTTATTAATATTCCTCTTGTTAGTGCATCAGGTCCTAGTAATAGCAATACTACAGATGAGGATATGTATGGCAGTAGCTGTATTAATGTAGCGGCTAAAAAAGTTGTTGTGATGCAAACTGATGGTAATGGGTATAAGCAACCAATTGTTTATAATGATTTTAGTGTTGACATGAGAGCACTATCTTTGTCGGGTAGTTATTACAGCGGAACTGCTGATGCAACAGCATCCAAAACCCCTAGTGATTCAAAAATTTATCAAGCATTTGCATCTGCAAATGCAACTCCGTATGATAAAGCGTCCTCACGTGCTTACGGGTCTTATTCTGGTGCGACTGAGGCAAGAGATAGATGCCAAACTTGTATTACTGACGACGGACAGGTATATACATTCACGATGACTCCAAGTAATGGTGCAATCTTAGAGCATTGGAATAGTGCTGGTGTTTATTCGGGTATTCTATGGAATCCAACTTACACTACCTCGTATGGTTACGAGCAAGGCATTAGATATGGATCTAGATGGCAAGTTTCAAGTGATGGTCAGTATTGGTGGTCATATTGTCCAATGTATTACTATGGATCAGGAATTTCTTTCGTAGTTGTACGAATTAGTGATGGTAAGTACTTGAAATTCTACAATCAAGACTCTAGTTATGGGAGATCTCTTGCTCCGTTAGGCAAGAACAAATTGGTCTTTACCAGGGATCAAAATAAAGACGATCCTGGTACATATTATAAAGTTATTGATTTTGATTATGAATTTATGAAAAGAAGTAATGGTGATGATATTAATGATTGGGATAGTAATAGGAGTGCCTACTTACTTGATACTCCAGGAAACAGTACAGGATATCCATTCTTGGTTCCATCAATGTATAATACATCGCTGTTCTCATCTCAACTAGAATCAAACCAAGATTAAAAATATAAATAACAATAAACAAAAGTAGTCAAATGGCATTTATTTATTTTACTGAAGGTCCAAATTCGGAACTTTCTCCTATTAGAATATTTGAAGGTGGCAATCCTTTTGATGGAGAAGAATTGCCAACTGGCGAATATTGTGTAGAATATGATTATGATAAAACTACAGAAGAATTTGATAGTTTAACATTAAATTCTGATAAAACTGCAGTTGTTAATAGATTCCCAGGCAAAACAATAGAAGAACAAAGAGTTCTTCTACTAGAAGAAATAGATGCATATCGTAGAGACCAACGTAGAAAAGATAAAGTCAATAGAATTAAATCACTTATTGCTGATGTTATTGAAAATGTTGAATGGAGAGCAGAGAGAGCAAAAGATCTAGATTATCTAGAAGGTGAAAATGTAACCACTAGACAAACAAAAGTAGCTGCATATAGAAAAGCAGCACGTGATGCTAACAATGCTCATGAAGCTTTACTAAATTCTCTTACTACGCCTGAAGAAGTTGAAGCATTTGATGCAGACTGGAGACCAGCATTTCATGCAGCAAATCCGATTGATTTCTGATCATCATTAGGAATTATAAATACCCTTAGGAAACTAGGGGTATTTTTTTATGGCTCAACCTTCTAGCAGGTCCGAGCTAAGGGACTATTGTTTAAGACAATTAGGGTTCCCAGTTCTAGAGATCAATATAGATGACGATCAAGTTGACGATGCTATTGATGATGCATTGCAATATTATCGCGAGCGTCACTATGATGGTGTTGAAAGAATGTACCTCAAGCACCAGTTTACTGACGATGATATAACAAGGTTTACATCGGAAGATGAAACAGTTTCTACTGCTGCTCCTGATGCAGCAACTTGGGAGAACAGAAAAAATTACTTAGAAGTTCCTGATCATATATTTGGTATCAGTAAAGTATATGGTATCAGTTCAAACTTTGTAAGAAATAATATGTTTGGTATGAGCAACCAGTATTATTTGATGGATTTGTTTTCAAATGCATCAGGTACAGGTCTTGCTTTTGGTGGTTTTGATATGGTCAACTACTACATGATAAAGCAACACTTTGAAAATATTGATATGATTATCAATACTGGTTCATTGATTTCATATAGATTTAATTGCAGACAAGATCGTTTGTATATTGATATTGATCCAAAAAGAGTTATGAAAGACGAGTGGGTACTTATTGATTGTTTTAGAGCACTTGATCCAGAAACGTTTACTCAAGTGTATAACGATCCGTTCATTAAAAAATATTCTACCGCATTAATTAAAAGACAGTGGGGTCAGAACCTTATTAAATTTAATGGCATTCAACTTCCAGGTGGTGTCAGTATGAATGGTAGGCAACTATATGACGATGCAGAAAAAGAAATTGCTGCTTTAATGGAAAAATCTAGCAGTACATATGAACTTCCACCAATGGATATGATCGGATGAAAAAGGTATACTTCCCACAATACGGTGGTAATAAAACCGAACAGAATCTTGTACAAGATTTAGTAGACGAGCAAATTAAATTGTTCGGTGCTGATGTTTATTACGTTCCTAGAGTTCAAATTAAAGATAAAACTTTAGGAGAAGTTATTCAATCAGAATTCAATCAAAGTTATATGATTGAAATGATGCTGGTTAATGTTGAGGGATTTGGAGCAGGCAATGAATTTGTTAGTAAGTTTGGTTTAAGAATTACTGACGAAATTACATTTGTTGTTTCCAGAAGAAGATGGGAACAGTCTGCAAATCCTGCAATGAATTTAGCAGTAGATGGTAGACCGAACGAAGGAGATCTAATATATTTTCCATTGACAGAAGATACTTACGAGATCAAGTATGTTGAACGAGAACAACCATTCTTCCAATTGGGCAAACAGTATTTTTATGTTCTTACTGCTGAACTCTACGAGCAAGGAGCAGACAAGTTTGACACCGGGATTGACGAAATTGACGATATTGAAAGAGATTTCAGTAACATCACAACCCTTAATCTTGGTCTTACTACCAGACAGCAAGCAACTGGAACAGTTACCGTTGATTCTAGCGGCAGTATATCTGGAGCAACTGTAACTCTTGCAGGAAGTGGTTATAACACAGCACCCTCTGTAAGTATTACAGGTGGAGGGGGGACAGGTGGTATTGTTGAATCTACTATTGAAGATGGTGGTGTAGTGTCACTATCAATCGTTGGTGGAGGAACGGGATATGATCCTGCAAACCCACCCACCATATCTATTGATGCTCCACCTCAAGCGGTTCAATTTATTAAAGATGAACATGTTGTCATTGGAGGAATGGTACAACAAAGTGGTAGTAGAACTTGGACTTCATCTAATAGTGTAATTGAAGTAACTGCTCTTGGTGGATTTGATCCAAACTATGCAACTACTACTCAGAAAAAATACTACTACTGGAAATTTGAAGACAGTAGAATCTCTTACGTTTACACATTTAATGGTACGGATGCAACAACCGTACCAGGACATTTTTATTACGACTCAGTAAATCTTAAATACCTAATTAATGCTTATACAGATACTATTACCAGTGGTCAAAGAGCACAGATGTTTGACTTAGATAGTGCAACAATTGCTGAGGTAGCAGATTGGAACGGAGTTGATTATACCCTAGAGGTAATGAATCGTACTGGTAATTTCTTAGATGGTGATCTCATCAGAGGTGTTGAGTCTAATGCGATATATACACTAGGAACATTCTCAACAATTAATAACACAAGCACTGAGTTTGATCAGAATCAATCAATTGAAGATGGTGCGGATAATATTATTGACTGGGGTGAAAGAAACCCATTCGGTGAGTTTGGTAATTTTACAGGTAGCTTCTAATGTTAGGAACACAATTTTATAACGAAGCGGTTAGAAAAACCGTAATCGCTTTTGGAACATTATTCAATAATATTGAATTGAAAAAAACTGTTGATGGTCAGGTATTAGAAACTGAAAAAGTTCCTCTTGCTTATGGACCTAAACAAAAATTCTTGTATAGACTTCAAGGTAACCCTTCCGATGGTAGAAAGGTAGCGATTACTCTACCAAGAATGTATTTTGAAATGTCAAGTATTGATTACGATAGTGCAAGAAAAACGGCAGCTACTCAAAAATATAAAACTGCTATTGCAGATAACGGAGAAGAAGTAAGAACTCAATATGTTCCTGTACCATATAACATTGGATTTGAACTTGGTATTATTGCTAAATCTCAAGACGACGGGTTGCAAATTCTAGAACAAATTTTACCATTTTTCCAACCATCATTAAACGTAAGTATTAAATTTATTCCTGACATGGATGAGATTAGGGATGTTGCTTTTGTTCTCAACAGTGTAAACTTTGAGGATGATTGGGAAGAAGATTTTACTACAAGAAGATCTATTACATATACTCTATCATTTACTGCGAAGTCTTACATCTATGGTCCTTATTCTAAAGCAGATGTTATTCGTAAGGCACGTGTCATTGAGACTATTGGAGATCTTAATGTTAATAAGAGACACGTTGAATTGTCATACACTCCTAAAGCAACAGTTGATTATAATCAAGATGGACAAGTTGATGCTGCCGATGATCAATTTGTAGTACCCACAGATGACTTTGGATTTAATGAAGGGATGGAATTCTTATGAGTAACCTAGAAGAAAATATGGAAGATGTTCTCAACATTAGTGCTGAACCTGTTGAGGAATCAAAACCATGTAAACCACAACCACCTAAGGTTGACGAGGATGATCGGGAAAAAGATTACCGATATACCAGAGGAGAACTTTACTCACTCATAGATCAAGGTCAGGAGGCGGTCAGAGGTGCGTTAGAGGTCGCTCAGGAAAGTGGGCACCCAAGAGCGTATGAAGTTGCTGTAGCGGCAATGAAGCATGTCTCAGACATGACAGAGAAACTTCAAGATCTTCATAAGAAAATGAAAGACTTAGATGAAGATAAAAAAGGACCATCTAAAGTTACCAACAATGCTATGTTTGTAGGTTCTACAGCAGAACTACAAAAGATGCTTAAGGAAATGGGCGGTGGAAAAAGGTAGATAAATACCAGTAATAGAACAATTATTATGATGGGAGATGATTATGATTTTATGGAGGGTATTGATGCTTTCCCTGCATATATCTACAAAACAAAATTTGATTTTAAATTTGATTCTTTTAAAGAAAAAGTAGATGAATATTTAAAAGATTCTAAAATACTATCTACAAAATATGATTGGCAGGATCCTGAAAATGGTGATGCAATTACCGGAGTTCATTTTAATAATATTCCTGATACTTGGGATGTTCCACATAACTGGGATGAGTTTAATAAATTTAATGACTACTTAAAATTTGTAGTTCCCTTTCTAATGCATACATGGTTTCATGCACCTCCATGTAATATGTCAGTTAATGAATCTTGGATTAATGTGCATCGTAAAGGTGGTTTTACTGAAGCACACCATCACCAAAATGCAACTATTTCTGTAGCAGCATACCTAGAAGTTCCAGAAGGTAGTGGAAATCTTTTAATTGAGAATCCATTAAAACCCTATAAGTGTTCGGAACCTCTTGGAGATCTAGATCTTTTATGGGGTCCAATTGAAGTAGAAACAAATGATGTTTTATTTTTTCCTGGTTGGGTAACTCACAAAACGGAAAAAAATAAAACAGATAATCCTAGATATGTACTATCAACAAATTTAACACATCTACCTAATTACGACGGTTTAGATGAGTGGAATTATGTTGGAAGAAATAAATAAACATAACTGTTGAAATCTCATGAAATCATATAAAGAGATTAAAGACCTTTCGGAATCTGCATGGACAAAAAAATCCGGTCAAAATAAAGAAGGCGGTCTCAATGAAAAAGGGAGAAAGTCTTATGAACGTGAAAATCCTGGTTCTGATTTAAAAGCTCCATCAAAAAAGAAGGGAAATAAAAGACGTGCATCATTCTGTGCAAGAATGAAAGGCATGAAAAAGAAACTGACTAGCAAGAAAACGTCACGAGATCCTGACAGTAGGATTAATAAAAGTTTGAGAGCGTGGAATTGCTAAGTAAATTACTATAATTATTTGTATAACTTGTGTTATGACGATGAGACTAAATGCCTGCGACATTTACCGTTTAGAAAAAGCATGTAAAATGTATCAAGAACAAACTGGTTCTGAATACATGTGGGATCAATACGAAAATTTAATTGAAAAAATACATTACTATAAAGAGGAGTACTGTCCGGATCAAACATGTGAAGTCACGAACTCATGACAAATGGTGAGTATAATCACGCACACATATTATAGATAGTGGAGTTACATAATGCCCAAAGATTACGTAACTAAACAAGAGTGTCAGGAGATGATTGATGACGCAATTCGTAAGCACAACCGGAATGCTGGAATTATTTCTATGTGTGTGGGTTGGGTTGTTCTCGCTCTTTTTGCTGAAGGTCTCCTCAGGCTCATAGGAGTTATTCCCCCACTATTACCTTGGTTAAAAATTAGTTTATAAAAATTATGAAATTTATTATCAGTTTTCTTTTTACCATTTTTATTGCTGCTCCTGTATGGGCAGTAGATGTATCAATGGGTGCCGGTGGTAACCTAGTATTTGAACCAAATGAGATCTCAATCTCTGCAGGAGATACGGTCCACTTCATCAATGAAGCACTACCTCCTCACAATATTATTGTAGAAGGTCGTGCAGATCTCTCTAGAGAAGCACTACTGTTTGCTCCTGGAGAAACACAGGATGTTGTATTTGCTGATGCAGGAGACTATGAGTTCTTCTGTGGTCCTCACCAGGGCGCAGGTATGACTGGAGTTATTCACGTAAATTAATTAGAAACATGAAAGTTGGAATGATTGGTTTGGGTCGTACTGGTGAAGGTATGTCCCGCCGTATGATTGAAAAAGGAATTGAAGTTTGGGGTTACAGTAGTACCAACTATGAGAATGCCTGTGGACAGTATGAAGCAGGATACCTTAGTGGATGTGTAACTTCAATAGAGTATCTTGTCCGAGCAGTTAAATCTGACGGTAAGAAATATACTAGTGCTGGTAAGGTTCCTGGTATTTTTCAGATGACATGTCCAGAGCAAAAAGCAGAAGACACACTTGATGAGTTGCTTCCTTTACTTGAGGAAGGTGATATTATTATTGATCATAGTACCAGTGACATCTCAAAATGTCAGGAACTAGAAAAGTATTGTAGTAAGTTAGGTATCTCATATATCTTCTCTGGAGTATATGGAGCAACCTATGCTGTCAATGCATGTTCTAAAATTTTCCAATCGCTATCACCAGGTAATGCCACACGAATTTGATTACGTTGAAGCACCTGTAGAAGGTGAGGTTGATAAATGGGGGTTTACAATTAAACCCTCTATTAGTGATGATGAATTAATTCTTATGTGTCTAAGGAATGCTCCTTGTGGGTCTGATAAAAAACAAACCCAAAGATTGATTCAACAATATGAAACCACATATTAAATCAAGATATAGTTTTGCTATGTCATCGTTTGCAAGATTATATGGTGTTCGTCACGTCAATTCATCTGATCAAATACATAAGTTTTGTATGGAGTGGGCTGAGGGAGGTGAGACTCCACCCTTAACAGGGCTCACTAAAGTTGACTTTTACTTTAGGGATATATGGACAGGCAAATTACAAAATTAAAAGAAGAAATTTACGCACTCAAAAAAGAAAATAAAAATTTAAAACTACAACTGATATCATTAGATAAAGGACATTGGGAATTTGAAAACTGGACACATCCAAATTCTTGTCTACACAATAAAGATCCTTGGATAACTTGGAAGGAATAAAATGAGTGCTTTATTTGTTTTCGGATTTGTTTTACTATTAACGATAGGAATGGAACTTACTTGGCCTGTTAAGAAATGAATTTAGTATTAAGACCACTTGATAATCCATCTGATCCAGTATGGTCGGTGATTATTATGACATTCCTCGTGGTAGTTATGGCAGTTTATAGCATCATATACATACTAGGAATAGATAAGAGAGAATCCCATGGGAGCATTGACACCACCAAGCAGGAAGAGTTGCTACAACTTCCGAGTGACGGAGATCAATCGTGTTCTTGACGGGGATACTATTGATGTCACCATTGATCTTGGGTTTGATCTATACAAGAAAGAAAGAGTTAGAGTTGCAGGAGTTGATACGCCAGAGAAAAGAACCAGAAACCTAGAGGAGAAAGCACTTGGAATTGAAGCAACAAACTGGCTCAAAGAAAAACTGGAAGGTACGTTGGCTGGTGATGATGAGTTGTCTGTTAGGACTGAACTTGTTGGTGGGACTGGCAAATACGGGCGTCTTCTGGGTTGGCTTTACATTGGGGACGGAGACGTGTCACTTAACGAACAAATGATTGAGGAGGGTTACGCTCATGCATACGACGGAGGAACAAAAAACATGGACCTTGAAGCACTCAGAGAAATCAGAAGAGCACGGGGCACGATGGTGTAGAAGTGCTGTGTGTGGATCCTCACCTTTTATCCCTAATTCAGAATTTGAAGGAGAAAATTGCGAACTAACCTGTAACGTAAACAAATGAACCCTCAAGAAAATGAATGGCATTGCACCATGACACTAGGAATAGATGAAGTCCGATGTCTGTATGACCACTATGATTATTCAATTAAGATGTGGCCAGGTTCTCCTGCACGTCCTGCTGAAGAACAAGTTCTTCTGGATATAATGAAGAAAAGAATGTTTGCTATGATTGCAGAATACAATTTTTCGGAAATGTAGACAATACACAAATTGTTAGCATTCGTTACACTATTTTTCCCTACATAGTCCTATAATACTTTGTAGCAGAGTGTAACAAAATGCTTGGACTCTATGTATTAATCACGTGTTTTATTCTACTTGTGGCATATGCAGGTATGGATGAAACGGTGCGTCTATTCGCATACATTGATCTCGTAATCAGATGGCGATGGGTTCAATTCAGAATGTATATGATGAGACGTAAATTAGAACAACAACTCATAAAGGATTTACCTGATTACAATAAACTTATAAAGGAATTAAAAGATGACCAACGATAAGGAACTGTCTAGTCTCAAACTTGAGAGAAAAGAATGTCCTAAATGTGGCGCTACTTGGATTAATGGAAAGCATGTGTTTAGAGGCACTGCTGCATCATATGACAAGAGTGAATTAGACCTTGCTGGTCTTGTTTGCAATAAACTAGGTGACGAGCAATGTATTAACCCCAGGAAAGGACAAGATGGTGGAACCACTTGGGAATACAGGTCTGGATACATTGATGGTGTCTATGCCTCAAAGAAAAAATCAATGGAAGAAATGCGTGATCAATTTGGAGACCTATAAATAGTAGTGGTGAACTAGTATTTTGTTTTGGCAACTAGTAATGATGTGTATTTGGGTAATCCCAACCTTAAAAAGGCGGGGACCCCAATACAGTTTACAAAAAAACAAATTGATGAGTGGATCAGGTGTAAGAATGATCCTATCTACTTTGCAATGAATTACATTAAAATCATTTCTCTTGATGAGGGTTTGATACCTTTCAAGATGTATGATTTTCAAAAGAAAATTTTAAATGATTTTCATGAAAACAGATTCAACATCGCAAAACTCCCAAGACAAACAGGAAAGTCTACTACTGTTGTCGCTTATCTTCTTTACTATGCAATCTTTTTTGATAGTGTCAATATTGGTATTCTTGCAAACAAGGCATCTACCGCTAGGGAACTTCTAGGAAGATTACAACTTGCATACGAGAACTTGCCTAAGTGGATGCAGCATGGTATTCTTGTATGGAATAAAGGTAACGTAGAGTTAGAAAATGGCAGTAAGATATTGGCAGCTTCTACATCTGCGAGTGCTGTCCGAGGCATGTCTTTTAACATCCTCTTCCTTGACGAATTCGCATTCGTTCCAAACCATGTTGCGGAGCAATTCTTTGCCTCTGTTTATCCTACTATTACTTCTGGTAAATCAACGAAAGTAATTATTATCTCAACGCCTAACGGCATGAATCACTTCTACAAGATGTGGGAGGATGCTAGTAGGGGTAGAAATGATTACACTACAAACGAAGTTCACTGGTCTCAAGTACCTGGCAGAGATGCTAAGTGGAAAGAAGAGACAATTAAGAATACATCACCAAGACAGTTTGCACAAGAGTTTGAGTGCGACTTCCTTGGATCTGCTGATACTTTAATCAGTCCATCAAAATTACAAAATATACCATTCCACGATCCTATTGCAAGCAATGCAGGACTTGATGTTTATACGAGAGCAGAAAAAGATCACGAATACATTATTACTGTTGATGTTGCCAGAGGAATTGGTGGTGACTACAGTGCTTTCCTCGTGTTTGATATCACCACGATGCCGTATAAGATCGTTGCAAAGTACAGAAATAATGAGATTAAACCTATACTGTTTCCCTCAGTAATTTTTCAAGTTTGTAAAGAATATAATAATCCATATGTTCTAGTAGAAGTAAATGATATTGGAGATGGTATTGCTTCCACTCTCAATTATGATCTTGAATATCCTAACGTACTTATGTGTGCGATGCGTGGTAGAGCAGGTCAAGTCGTGGGGCAAGGATTCTCAGGAAACAAAACTCAACTAGGTGTTAAGATGAGTGTGACCGTTAAGAAAATCGGTTGCTCTAATCTTAAAGCTATTATTGAAGAAGACAAGTTATTGTTTAATGACTTCCAGATCTTCCAAGAACTCACTACATTTGTACAGAAGAAACAAGCGTGGGAAGCAGACGAGGGATATCATGATGACCTTGTTATGTGTATGGTATTGTTTGCGTGGTTAGTCATGCAAGAATACTTCAAAGAAATGACAGATCAAGATGTCAGGAGAAGAATTTATGATGAACAAAGAAATCAAATTGACCAAGACATGGCTCCTTTTGGGTTTATTGATGACGGTTTGGGTGATGATACCTTTGTGGATGAAGAAGGAACCGTTTGGCAGTATGGAACGACACAGGAAGAAGTTGGATACATGTGGAACTACTAATGAATATAGAAGATCAATTCTCTCTAGACCATCTGATATTTACAGAAAGGAAATGTAGGTCGTGTGGTGTAACTAAAGAATTGATTAATGATTTCTATAAAACTAGAAAAAATAGAACTACTCCATCAGCATATTCATACGAATGTAAAGACTGCACTAAGATTAGAGTATTAAAAACAAGAAAAATAGATAGTAACAGGTGGGAGTATCCAGACTGGTAGTAAGTTCATGCATGGTTTCCCCTCTGAAGAACCTGGTTTAGATAAATAATTTCAGGTAAAATCGGAATTTCTAAGGAGATAAAAGATGGCAAGTCAAGTCTCGCCTGGTGTTATTTTAAGAGAACGCGACCTTACTAATGTTACCATTGTAGGCAGCTCAACTCTAACAGCAGCTTTAGCATCATCATTCCAAAAAGGACCCATCGGAGAAGTTACTCCCATCTCTTCATTGAAAGATTTGGTAGCAACCTTTGGTACTCCTTCGGAATCAAATGCAGAAGACTGGCTCGTTGCGTCTGAGTTTCTAGGATACGGTGGTAGATTAGCAGTAGTTCGTGCAGAAACCAGTGTTCTTAATGCAACATCAGATGGCACAGCAGTTTTAGTAAGAAACGAATCAGATTATCAATCTGGTGTTGGTGGTGCAGAAGCATTCGTAGCAAGAACAGCAGGATCGTGGGGTAACTCACTTAAGGTTGTTGCAGTTGACCGTGGTGCAGATCAGATTCTAACACTAGCATCTGCTCCTGCAACTACAACAGCAAACACTGCATTTACAACTGTAGGTGGTAAAGCAGGCAGAATTTATTCTTTTGATAGTGCATCAAATGAATTAGCAGTTATCCTAGAGAACCCCGGTTCACTTATTACATCATCTGATGTATTTGATGAACCCGGAGATGGTATTGTATCAGCAGTTACATTTACTGCATATACTGGCGTTGGTTCTCAGAATGGTTCCCACACATCTTCACCATCTGGTGGTACAGGATCTGGGTTACAAGTACAAGCTATCATTGATGTCAATGGAGCTGTTACTTCAGTTACAGTTCAAGCAGGTGGTACTGGATATACACAAGGCGATGTTGTTACAGTACCAGCAGCAGACCTTGGAACTGGTGCAAGTGCAGATCTTTCTGTTACTATTGGTACAGTATCAAATGATAACATTGCAATTTCTTCAGTTAAAGATTGGTACACCAATACTAAAATTGCAGGAACTGAATTAACTCTTGGTGCAATTGGTCCTCGTCCTGGTACTTCTGTATATGCATCTTCTAGAGGAATTTCATATGACGAAATTCATATTGCAGTTATTGACACCACTGGCGATGTTTCCGGTGCTGCATCAACTGTACTAGAAAGAATTACATATCTTTCCAAGATGACTGATGCCAAGAGTGCAGAAGGTTCTTCTTTGTATTTCAAAGATATCGTTAATTTACAATCGGAATTTATCTACACAAGTGGAACACTAACCGGTCTTGTAGAACCAACGACAGCAGGTGGTGCAGAAGCATTCGGACAAGCATCAACTGCATTGACAACTGGAGATAAGTTCCTTCTTGCAGCATTAAACGAATCTACATTATCTGGAGGAGTTGATGATTACTCATATACTCCCGGAGAAGTAAATGCTGCTATGGATCTGTTTGCAGATACAGAAGCAACTGAAACTAACTTCATCCTCATGGGTGGATCTATGGGTTCAGAATCAGACACACTTGCTAAGGCACAGAAATGTGTAGCAGTTGCTGCTCTCCGTAAAGATTGTATCGCATTTGTTTCTCCCCATAAAGGAAATCAAATTGGCAGTGGCGGAACTGCATTGTCATCCTCAGATCAAAGAACTAACACAGTTAATTTCTTCAATACAATTACATCTACTTCATACGCTGTTCTTGATAGCGGTTACAAGTACATGTATGATCGTTTTAATGATAAGTATCGCTATGTTCCTTGCAATGGAGACATTGCTGGTCTTTGTGTTAATACTTCAGAAACAGTTGCTGATTGGATTTCTCCTGCTGGCATGAATCGTGGCGGTCTTCGCAACGTAATTAAACTGGCATTCAATCCAAACAAAGCAGATAGAGACGAACTTTATCAGAACAGAATTAATCCAGTCGTAACCTTCCCAGGTAGCGGTGCTGTATTGTTCGGTGATAAAACTGCTCTTGCTGCACCATCAGCATTTGATAGAATTAATGTTCGCCGTCTCTTCCTTAACGTTGAGAAAAGAGTTGAACAACTTTCTAAGAGTGTTCTTTTTGAAATCAACGATACAACTACTCGCACCTCATTTGCTGGTGCAATCGGTGGTTATCTAGATAACATCGTTGCTGCTCAGGGAATCACTGATTTCCTAGTTGTTTGTGATGAAACCAATAACACCCCTGATGTTATTGACCGCAACGAATTTGTTGCAGAAATCTTCATCAAACCCGCTCGCTCCATCAACTACGTTTCAGTAACGTTTACTGCAACACGAACTGGAGTTTCCTTCAGCGAAGTAGTTGGACGCTGATCATCATTAAATACAACAGTAAGGAGTAACTAAAAAAATGTCAGTAACTAATTCAGTCTCTGGTTTTTTAAACAAA